CATGGAACTTACAAAACTTGTTGATGCACAGGATAAGCTAAATGCTGTCAGAGAGTTAAATTATACTTAATGATTATTATAGAACCCACCGCAGAAAAGGTTTTTACTGAATTAGTTTTACCATCAAAATCAATAGGTGTTCGTATTAAAGTACAAAGTGCTGGATGTAACGGGCATACATATGTAATGGAATGGTGCTATACGAAACAAGAAGGTGATCATATATTTCAAGGAGTAAAAGATATTTATATAGATAGCAAGAGTATGTTATATTTATATGGCTCACATTTAGTTTACAAACAAGATAAGTTTCAGGAAGGGTTTGAGTTTATAAATCCAAACGAAACAAGCAAGTGCGGGTGTGGAGAGAGTTTCTACGTCGCATAGGAGAAAGAAATGGCATATTCACATAAAGTTATAGATCATTATGAGAATCCTCGCAATGTAGGAATAATGAATGCAGACGATGCCGATGTAGGTACAGGCATGGTTGGAGCACCTGCTTGCGGAGATGTAATGAGATTACAAATTCGTGTGGGTGATGATGATATAATTACAGATGCAAAGTTTAAAACTTATGGTTGTGGATCGGCAATTGCATCTAGTTCTTTACTAACGGAATGGGTAAAAGGTAGAAGTCTCGATGATGCAAATAGCATCAAGAATATGGACTTAGCAAATGAATTAGCTCTTCCACCTGTAAAGATACACTGTTCAGTACTTGCTGAAGACGCAATCAAAACGGCTATTCGGGATGTCAAACAAAAGCGAGAGCAAGTTAAAAATAATTCTTGACACCCTGCTTATATTTTGTCATAATATCTTTTCAAAATATGAGAGGAAGCAATGGGCGACCGATTTTACATGCAACAACTAAAAGCTCTGGGCGATTGCCCAGGAAACAAAAACCCAACTAAGAGGAATAAAAAAGTGGCTTGGGATGATGATAAAAAAGCACAAGCAGTATCAATGTACGAAGAAGCAGAACCAACTCCAGAAACCAGCATGGAGATTGTGAAGGATATTGCAGAAGAACTAGATGAATCACCAAACGGTGTTCGTATGATCTTAACCAAAGCTGGCGTTTATGTTAAGAAAACCCCTGCAACAAAAAGCAGTGGTTCAACAACAGGAGGAGCAACCCGAGTATCTAAAGCAGCAGCTGCAGAAACTTTGATTGCCGCAATTAGTGATGCGGGTCAGTCACCCGATGAAGAGATAATCTCTAAGTTGACAGGTAAAGCATCACAATATTTTGCCTCGATTATTACTGCAATAAACGAAGCATAAT